GCCACTGCCAGCGGTTGTCCGGGGAACCTGCCATAAAGCGCAGGTCATCAAGTTCGCTGTCGCGGGACTCGCTATACGCCGTCAGGGACAACTGCATACGGGTACGCGCTTGCGAGAGGATGTCTCCCGCATCGCGTCCACGTCGGGACTGCGGCGTATTAGCGACCTGAGCCGCTCCCTTCATCCCTGTCGGGTCTTTAGCCATTACTTGCCCTTCTTACCCTTGGCCGCAGCGCGGCGCTTAACGGAATAGGCGATGGCAACAGCCTGCTTCTGCGGCTTGCCAGCCTTCATTTCCGCCTTGATGTTTTTACGGAAAGCACCTTTGCTTGCCGACTTGACTAAGGGCATTAGCCCATCCGTCCACGCGGCTTAACGACCGGGGTCGGACGAAATGCAACCGTCGTGCGGATCATGTCCTCGTTTACCCGGCGCGGAGCGCGGGGAGCAGGCGCACGGGGCTTCTGCATCCGAGAATTGGTGATCATGTCGCCAATCGTGGCACCGGGTGACACGCCTACAGGGCCGTACTTCATGTTTATTTCCTCTTTTTGGCCGTTTTGGCCGATTGACGGAACGCTTTAGCAGTCGGAGCGCCTTTGGCACCCACTTTTCGCATCTTTTCGCCAGAACCGGCAGCAATTCGCTCCCGTTTAGCGTGAATGTTAGCGTACAAGCCCTTTTTAGCAGCCATTAAGCAGCCCTCTTTACAAATCTGCCTGTCGCCGGATCGTGTTCCAGCGGATTTACAACAACTGGGTGTATTTTTGCGTGTTCAATATAGTGCATAACCCGCAGGTTCTCTACGCGATTGTCTGCATGCATGCCGTTGATATGGTCAACCTGATCTGTTGGCTCTAATTGCTTGATAAAAGCGTCAGCAACAAGCCGGTGAACCAAAAAAGCCTTGCATCTAACGTCCCTAGAACTTCCATCGCGCAACCTAATTTCCGCGTATGGCAGAGTGCGTCGTACCCGCTTTTTGATATGCACCCTCATAATTCGTTCAGGCATCCAAGTTTGGCCGTTTCGCTTAGTTCGCCTAAATCGAGCAACCGATTTAATGCGACCTAAATTGCTAACCTGATACCGCCCTTCATACCCCCTGATGTCTAGCCAGACTTCAGTTGCAGTTCCATCGACGCATTGATGCTCTTGCACGGCTCCCTCGCGGACTCTTTTTTGCGATTGGAGCCATTCTAGCACAAAATGATTTCTTTCTACCTGCCTCTGCCTTGCTCTTCGGGTTTGGCGCAGGCGCTTTTAAGTTAGACCCAGTAGCACGGTTGTACTTCGCTCGACCTTTGGCGGTCAGGCCAGCGCCCTTAGAAACAGGCTGCTTTTCGCCGCGACCAACGGAGAGCGATACGGACTTCTTAGCCACTCAAGCACCCATCCACGACGAGAGCATCTCGCCGCGTCCTGAAAACCTACGCTCGATTTTAACTCTTGACTCCCGACTTGCAACAGGGTACGCGAAAGTAACCGCTAAAGCATCTGCTGCGTCAGGGGAGGCCAGCCCTCTAGCCTTCATGTCTTTCTTGGCTTCTAGGGCTATGGCACCCGAGGAATTGGTCTTGTACTGCGGGCTACAGAGGTCGGACTTTAGCAGTCGTTCGTTCGGGATCGAGGCGGTACGCAACCACTGGCGCATATCACCCCACATCTCGGCACGTTTGTTCTGCCACATCGCAGGCTTTGACGACTTCCAACCAAAGTTGACGCCACGCACCTTGTACCGCTGTTCTTTCAAGCGATCCAAGATGCCGTAGCCGAGGCCGCCTTCGTCAAGGACAACCAGAGCAGGGCGAAACTCTTCGATTGCGTCGATTACTCGCCCGACAATCTCCATCGTATCTTCGCCTTTATATCTCTTAATCGCGACAATATCGCGTCCTTGGCGCGCGACAATGACCGTGGAATCATTGCCACTTCTAGCCGGATCAACGCCCAGTACAATCGGAGCAGTTTCATCCTTGTACTTAGGGCGAGACGCCGCTTCGTCCACCAGGCTTGGAGGGATGAACTGGTCGTCTCCATCGGCGGGGAACTGTCCATACACTTCGATTCGGGCTTGCGGGGAGTCCGCGCCGTACTCTTCGATGATTTGCTCGTAGACCGCTTTGTCGGTGTCTTCGACTTGCCGGGCGTCGATGCTTTGCGTCGTCCAGAAGTTCCTTTTCGCGTTGAAGCACTCATAGAAATAGCCCTCATTCCGTCGTGGGTTGCTAAACGCAAACCAGAAACGGTTTGGCGTGTTCTCAGTAAAGAAGCCTGCGGTCACAGACCAGATAGGGTCAGGGATACCCGAGGCTTCGTCGAAGATGACCATCACGCCGTCGTGGTTGTGGACACCGGCATACGAGTCAGGGTTTTCTTCTGACCAGAGACGACCTTCGACAGACCAGTAACGGGTGCCTTTCTTGAGGTCGCGTTCAACAAGTTCAGCAATCCATTTAGCGGGCATCACACGGGTGGCGCTAATCTCAAACCAATGCGAGTTGATTAGGAGCGCTGCCCACTTAGTAATTTCGGCCCATGTGATCGAGCGCAACTGCGCTTCTGAGTTAGCCGACACAATGGTCGTGGAACCAATCCTAGTCGTCAGCATCCAGAGGATAAGCCACGAGACGAGCGCAGACTTACCGATACCGCGACCGGAAGCGGTAGCCATACGCAAGACTTCGTAGGCGGTGGCTTCCTTGTTCTTTTTCATGTGCGCGGCAACTTGGCGCAGCACTTCACGCTGCCACTTACGCGGACCTTGGAAATGCTCAAGGGGCGTGTTCTTTTTCTGCCACGGGAACACGAGCAGCACGAAGGCTTCCGGGTCGTCCTTAATAGAGGGCGACCAGAGTTTGCTCATCAGCAACTCTTCTTCTTCGGCGCTATAGATCGGCAGTTGCACGCTCTGGCTCCAACGTCAGAAGTTTGGCGGGTTGATGCTCTAGTGCAGGCGGTGTATCCGACACCACTCTGCCCTGAATAACGCGGGATTCCGCCTCTTGCAGTGCCGCGATGATACTGATCTGCGATTTAACATCGACCTGCACCTGGGTCTTAGCGACCCACCCATGCAGGTGCTGCAACAGAGCAAGTGCTGCCTTGCTATCGCCACCATTAGCCGCCACGCGCAACTTGTTGGCCGCCTCAAATTCACTATCAGCACGACCTTTAGCCTCCGCGATAGCCGCAGCCCCATCCATCTGGCAGAGCCTACGGTACTCCATCGGCAGCATGTCCGCAGCAAAGGCTAGGGCGTCACCCTTCAGCCCGAGTTTGGCAGCCTCGTAAATCTTATCCAAAACCTCTTGAGAGGCTTTGAGTTCCCGAGGCTTAAAAGGGATCGACTTAAACGTCTCCATCTTTAGCCTCGTACTTGAAGGTGATCCCGTCGCATCGAGGTTTATCGGTGACCCAGCCGTGAACAACACGGTGAGCGCACCAAATCTTGTTTTGCGGACGCGTCACTTCAGCAGACCAGAAGCAGGAACGGCATACCAAGGCAGTGGCAGCAAACTGCGACCACTCTTGCTCCGTCATTCGTAGTGCCATGCGGGGAATGTAACAGAAGGTTTGGCGAGAGGAAAGCAACGTGCAGGATGACCCTGCCGGGAGGCCGCGATCTCGAACATCCGTCGAGACTGTGTGCCGAGGCGGAAGCGTCTAGGGATACGTTTAGTGCCTTAGATGGTGGAGTCCTTTCCTTCAGTTACCTCTCGGTCGCTACCAGCGCATCTGGTCAGACGTTGCAAGGGAAAGTTTAGCAGGAAGGTTTAGTAAGCAAAAGGGTTAGTAAAGGGAAAGGCGGGAAAGTTTAAAAAAAATCACAAAATTTTTGTAAGCCCTTCGTAATCGTGACCGGTGCGGCTCTGGCCCTACCCCCCCTGTTGTTTTGCTGCAACGGATTGTTGTGCGTGTACCACAAGCCTGGATGCAAACGATTCTTATGTAGTTATGTGAACGAGAATTGTTTACATGATGTTGCGTAGATGCAACACGTTGCGTTTATGCAACATGAATGCGTGCTGATGCGTTGCTGCAACATGTGGTTTTTTTGCAACACAAGCGCTGTGTTTTATGCAAGCACAGTGCTTTTATGCATGCGTAGTAAAAAACACGTCTTTTTCCCAATTGATACGATGATAAACAAAGGGGACAAACCAGGAAGTAGACTTCTATTTTACTAACATCATGCCTAAGCCTTTGATTCTAGGCTTGTATCTTGTTAGTAGTCGCCA